TTGGAGGGAGTTAATATCAATAAAAAATTATTAACAAGGTTAATGATTGTGCCCATTTTATTCATCTGTTATGTTTTATTTTTAAATCCTGAAATTATACTTGAAGAGCAATGTCCTAATAAACCTTACAGTTTAACAATCGTAAAGCACGGGACAGGTATATTCGATAAGAAAGTTGTTTTAATATATTACAAGATCAACGGAAAAACAGTAGCTGTTGGAAATTTGGTGTTTTTTGAGAATTTGGGTAGGGATATAGATGTTACTTGGGATACGAACACTGATGATGGAACTTGGTGGATAGATAAAAGTGTACATTTAACTATGACTTATGCTAAAAATTTTAAGGGTGATTTAGATAAGAAAGATATTGATTTTGATTATGGTACTGTCCAATGATAATGAATCAGTTTATTTAAAACAGGAAATACAATAAAAGAACCGCCAGTCGCGGTTCTTTTGTGTTCATATTTAAACAGATTTAGGAGCAGTTTTTCCTTTCCTTACAAACACCATGATTCCAGGAATGATCATAAGTATTGCTGGTATTAAGTAGAGTAACGAAATGCAAAATAATCCACCCAAACCAGATATAATAAGTAATGTACCGCTTAGCTTAGGTTTTACTCCAACAGCAAATGAAGCAAGAAAAGCAACACTTGAAAAGAAAACAGAGCCCCATGAAACACCTATAAGTTCACTTGATAAATCTAAGTGAATAAACGCGTTTAAAAGTGCATCTGAATAGGCGATAATTAAAGCTATAATAGCGACTACTATACCTAGTATGCTTCCAATTAAACTTAAAACAAATTCAACAATTCTCTTCACAATAAACGCTCCTTATGTAATCAGGCCACTTCATTTTTATATATGAAAATGTAAAAGAAACATAAATGAAAATATAAATGAGAAAAACAACAAAAACCCTTGCCACGTAAGGGTTTGTATGGGATTCAAAAGTCACTTTATAAATGAGGGTATGATTAAGATATAAATGAGAATCTAAATCTTATTAGTAAACAGAATTAAACATAATAAACAGAAATAAATAATAATAAACTAACTGCGTTTATTTATCTGATTTCCGTCTTTCCTTTAATTGCTCCGTTATAATCTCCAAAGCAGCCTGTAGAATTTCATCAGTTACTTCACCGTCTTTAGCTGCAAGGAAAGTTTCAGGATCGTTTAACACTTTTTTTGCTTCATCCTGAAATACTTTTTCATTGCTTTCTCCTTTAAGAAGATAATCCAAAGAAACATCAAGTATGTTTGAAATATTAATTAAGGTTTTATAGTCAGGCTCACGACTACCTAGTTCATAGGCGGTGTAGGCAGGCCGAGTAATTCCAAGTTTATCAGCCATATTTTGTTGGGTTAGTTTCTTTTGTTTTCTGCACTTTTTCAAGTTTTCGGAGAACATTTTAATCACCTGACTTTTGTTTTTATTCTATATCTCATTGTAACGTAACAAAGAGTTACATATAAGTTTTGGTAACAAAACGATACTTTTTTTATGAAAATGTGTTGACAATGTAACGAATCGATACTATTATCTAAGTAACGAAACGTTACATTTTCTAATTAAGGGGGTGAAACCTGATGAGAAAATGGCTTAAGAAAAACCGCTTAGAAAAAGGGTTTACTCAAGAAGAAGTTGCCAAAGCTGCACAGATTGGTAGAGCATACTACACCATGATAGAAAATGGTACTAGGAAGCCTAGTGTTATTGTCTCCAAAAAAATAGGAGAGAAATTGGGCTTTGATTGGACTATTTTTTTTGATGAAGTATGTAACGAAACGAAACATAATTCTAAGGATTCAGCCTGATTGTAAGTTAATTAAGGAGGTCTTCTAATTATGAAAGTCATCTTGAAAAAAGGACCACTGTTTGAACAGGCAGAGGCCAAAGCTTACAAGTACCTCAGTGGCATACTTGTTCAGCGAATGAATGAGCATCAAGAGAAGCTTGCGCAAAAAAATAAAAAGGAATCAGCCTAAGTCATTTATAAACAGCATTGTCTATTAACTTTAATTTTAAAACTGAAATTCCAATATATCAGGAGGCAAACATATGGAGAACAACCCATACAACATGCGGAATTTACCGCAGATAATGCGTAGTGCCCGAAAGGCTGCAGGTCTTTCACAATACCAAATCGGCAAGTTAATCGGAGGTAAGGATCAAAGGTATGTTTCAGATGTTGAAAATGGACTTGCCAAGCTTACTCCAGAGTTATGTATCAAGTGGTTCGAAAAGTGCGATGCCTATGAACATATTGATCTTGTCCATTACTTATTTAAACTTCATCCCACAGCCGCTGCTCCTATTGATCCGGCACTTAATGAATGTGCAAGTAATGCGGTGATTAATATGGTTCACCAATTGGAGGAAGCACTGCAAGCAACCAAGCATTTAGCCCGTTGGCTAACGGATAACCGACCAGGTAAAACAGAGGAACTGCCGATGGCCGATATTAAGCAGATTTTTGATTTGATTGCGGCTAACAAAACATTGATTTATTCACTTGTTCGTACTCACGGGTTGAAAATGCAGGAGCTTGCAGATAGGTGGACACGGAAAGCTTTAGTTGATCAAGTTGCTATGGCAAAACAAGAAGGAAGGCAGGCGGTTTCAGTATGAATACTAATCATTTCTTGAAGTCAGATGTTCTTATCGCAAAAAGAAAAATCGAATCAGCAGAAGAGCTATCAATCATGCTGTCAGAGGCATTACGTGATGGTGATTATGAAGAAGCGATTAGTCTTGCTGGAAGCATCAAGGTTCTTACTGAGGATATTAGCCGACTTGCAAACAAAGGACGTCTTTATGAAACGGCATTAAAAATGCAACAGCAAGGTATCAACTTAACTGTAGTGAGCAGGTGTATAGGATAATGGTTCATTTTGTTCATAAACCGGCAACTGCTCTGGAAGTTCGTAAATGGTGTGCGATGATTCGTAACAATAGTGAATTCCATCTGTTATGGGATAGACGTGCAGACAAATTCAGAGAGGAGAATATGAATGGTCGAAAACCCAATGGTCATAAACAACTGGCACGATAAGCTAACTGAAACGGATGTGCAAATAGATTTTTACGGTGATGAAGTAACACCAGTTGATGATTATGTAATTGATGGCGGCGAAATCATTCTGAGAGATAACTTGGAAAAATATCTAAAGGAGCAACTTGGATTTGAATTTAAAAATGCGCAATAAAAAAGCCCACTCGGACAAAGTGGACTTCTTTAAAGGCTATCTAAAAAACTCATGTGCAAATATTTTATCAGATAGCCTCAATAAAAACAATGGGGGTTAGGTGGTATGACAAGCAAACGGGCTGAGGTTCTTGCTAAAACTTCTGAAATGAGCCGTGATGAATGGCTTATTGAAAGGAGAAAAGGAATTGGCGGCTCAGATGCATCCATTATCTTGGGGTTAAACAAGTGGAAGACACCTTTTGAGTTATGGTTAGACAAAACAGGACAGGTCCCTGTAAGTGAATCGCAAAGTGAAGCTGCTTACTTTGGATCATTACTTGAAGACATTGTTGCAAAAGAATTTGAGATACGTAGTGGCAAGAAGGTTAGACGTAAAAAAGCAATACTCAAACATCCAGAACATGATTTCATTTTGGCTAATGTAGATCGAATGATTGTAGGAGAAAAAGCGATCCTTGAATGTAAAACAACATCAGCCTACAACTTAAAAGAATGGGAAGACGAAGAAATCCCCGAGAGCTATATCGTTCAGGTCCAGCATTATCTGGGTGTACTTGGACCTGAATATCAGAAAGCTTACTTTGCTGTGCTGATCGGTGGGAATAAATTTGTCTGGAAAGAGATTGAGAGAGACGACGAGTTAATTGACATGATCTTTGAAGCAGAGATTGAGTTCTGGAATGACAAGGTCTTAGGTGGACAAGCTCCAACTTTAGATGGTTCAAGTGCTGCGGAGGCATACCTCAAAAAACGATATGCCGAATCGGAAAATAACAAAGCTATTGACTTAACCGCGGCTAATCGAGAACGTATTCAACAATATCTGCAACTTAAAGAACAGATCTCAGAGCTACAAAGCCAGGCAAAAGAATTAGAGAACCAAATCAAACATGAAATGAAGGATGCAGAGTACGGGTTTATCGGAAACTATCAAGCTTGTTGGAAGCCTGTTGTCTCAAATCGAGTTGACACTAAAAAGCTTAAAGAGCAGTTTCCGGATATTTACGAGAAGGTCAAAAAGGAAACTCATTTCAGACGTTTTGGAATCAAGGAGGTTAGCTGACTATGGCTACTAATCAATCAATTAAAAACAACATCCAAAAGAAACAAAAAAGCGCTCCTGTGCAACCTCAAGGAGCAACCATGAAAGGCTTGCTTTCCTCACCATCCGTTATTAAGCGATTTGAGGAAGTGTTAGGGAAGAGAGCTACACAGTTTACGGCCTCTATCTTAAGCCTTTATAACAGCGAGCAGATGTTACAGAAAACAGATCCTATGAGCGTTATTTCATCTGCAATGGTGGCAGCTACACTCGATTTACCTATAGATAAAAACTTAGGGTATGCCTGGATTGTTCCTTACGGAGGTAAGGCTCAATTTCAGCTTGGATACAAAGGATATATCCAGCTAGCCTTACGAACAGGCCAATATAAATCCATCAATTGCATACCGATTCATGAAGGCGAATTGCAGAAGTGGAATCCGCTGACTGAGGAGATCGAGATTGATTTTGAAAAACGAGAATCAGACGCGGTAATTGGTTATGCAGCTTATTTTGAGTTGATAAATGGCTTCCGAAAAACAGTGTACTGGACAAAGGCACAAGTAGAGAAACACAAGAAGAAATTCAGTAAGTCTGATTTTGGATGGAAAAATGATTGGGATGCGATGGCTCTTAAGACTGTATTAAAAGCAGTTTTGAGTAAGTGGGGGATTCTCTCTGTGGAAATGCAAAAAGCTGTTATTGAGGAAGATGAAACAAGGGAACGGATTGACATTACCAATGAAGCGGATAGTTCAGAAATTATCGATACCGAGCCTTCAAACAAAGACGAACCGGAAAAAACAAGCGAACAAGAAGCTGATCCTTTTGACGGTAAGCCTGTAGATATAAAAGACGATGAACTTCCGTTTGATTGAGGTCGAATCTGTGACATAACTGAACTCTGTGAAAGGAATTAGGTGAGTGACTTGGACATAAAAGCAATGGGGTATGTGGTCATACCCCGACTATCATTCAAAGAATTTAGGGATGAAAAAATTTATGATCACTTGTTCAAAAGAGCTGAATACAGGCCAAATCAAGATCTAGAACTTGGGCAGACCATTATCAAAGTTGTGGAACTGGCAAAAGATTTTAACTGGTCAGCTGCACAGATCAAATACTCACTAGACCGAATGGAGAAACAGGGATATATCAAATTGGACCGACTTCCCCAAAAAAGAGGGTTCATCGTCACCATACTTCATTATGCAGACTACATACAGCTAGGAAATTACATGAAGAAAAAAGCTTTGGAGTCAGCTGAGATTGGGCATCAGGAGGTTGATGACAAAATGAAAAATGCCTTTGAGCTATATGAAACCAAAGTTGCTCGGTCAGTCGGGCCGATGGAGACACAGCGGATCGGCTACATGGTCGATGACTATGGTGAAGAAAAAGTGATGGAGGCTATCAAGACAGCTTTTCAATTAAAGGGGAAATCAGCTAGTTTGTCATACGTTCAAGCCATTTTATCAAATCCATTCACTCAAAGAAAGGAGAAACAATATGGCTATAAACAAAGCAGTCAGTATAGACACCGCATTCCAAACGATCATGCAGGAACTTCGGGAAAGGTCAGCCCGCTTTTTGGGAACAAAACAGGCCGTATCAGAAGAAAAGGCTGAATTTGATTGTCCTTATTGTAAGGATCGTGGAATTGTCGTTTATCGGGTCCATAAGGACACTTCTTGGCATTTAGATGAACAGTTAGATCTTATGGTTCCTAACGAAATGGTACCTGAAGATGATTTTCTGTTGGGGAAAGTTTGCACGCCGGAAAAAGCTAGTGAATGGAAAGATACTTATTCAAAACAGTGCGAATGTGTGAGACGAAAGAAAATAGCCAGACTCATGTCAGCGAGTGGCATTACAGAAGAGTATGAAAAGCTTCTCTTTGGTAACTTCATCACAGACGGTAAGCCAGACATGATCAAAGACGCTTATGAGTGTGCAGTGGAATATTATAAAGATTTTCAAAAGATCAAAGGAGAAAGGCAAAACAGTATCGCATTACTTGGACAGCCAGGCAGTGGCAAAACTCATTTGCTCACGGCGATTATGAATAATCTGATCAAGAAAAAATCAGTACACTGCATGTATTTCCCTTACGTAGAGGGCATGGGTGATTTGAAAGCTAACTTTGATAACTTAGAAGCGAAACTTGATGTCATGAGAAAGGTCGAAGTTCTATTCATAGATGACTTATTTAAACCAATAAACGGTCAACCAAGGGCAACCGATTGGCAGGTGGAACAAATCCAATCAGTCTTAAATTATCGATACCTGAATCATATGCCTTTGCTGATTTCTTCGGAGTTAACAATCGACGAGATTTTGGATATAGACGAGGCTCTTGGTTCACGAATTCACCAGATGTGCCGTGATTACATAGTGATTATTAAAGGCGATCGAATTCAATTAAATCATAGGTTAGGTGATTGGGAATGAAGGAGAAAACGAATGTAAAAGCAACTGGTGGACTTTATATATTCGGACCTTTAAGTCCTACAGAAGGTAAAGATCTTACGCCAACTATCCGTTTACTTGAGGAAAAAATAAAGCAAATGGAGCGGATGCTGAGTGCTTAAAGCAGTCGTGTCTCTGCTGGCAATTTTACTCTCCGCACCGAGAATAGAAAAAGAAATTCAGCTATGGGAACAGCTTGACGGGAGGTAAGGACAGTTGGATTGCATTAAGTTCACTGTTTATGGTGAACCAGTCGCACAAGGACGGCCACGTGGATCAATACGAAATGGGAAGGTTCATATGCGTGATCCAGCGAAATCAAAGTATTTCAAACAGTATGTAGCTTTGGTTGCATCTCAGCATCGCCCAGAAACAATTATTACTGGTCCTGTTGCAATGGATGTCAAAGTGTATAGACCAATGCCTAAGTCAGTTTCAAACTCATTAAAGAAGAAAGAGAAAGCTGAAAAAGGTATTCTGCGGCCTACTACAAAGCCTGATGTTGATAACTATGTAAAGGGTGTAAAAGACGCTCTGAACCATCTTATTTATAAAGATGATAGTCAGGTAGTTGACCTGAAAGTCAGCAAGTTTTATAGCGAAGAGCCAAGGGTGGAGATCAAAATAAAAGAGGTTTCTGTCTAAAAATAAAAAACACCGAAGCGCTTAGCCTCAGTGTTCTTGATATGAACTGGTACTTCTATCATAACACAGGGGGCGCTTTGAGTGTACAATCCGAGAGAAATAAACATCAAAAAAGACTTCACTATTCAGCAGAAAATTGACCCAGGAAAAGTTCAGATCATTGTTTTAGATGGGAATCAGGGTACTGCCCATGTTTTAGATGCTCCTGAGCACGGTAAAACGGTAATTCAAACTGTGAAGGGGAGCTTTGCGCGGGTTGATCATGAGATAGGATACAAAGTCAGGTAAGTTATTGAAGGGGTGGCTACTTAGGCTATTGCAGTGTTTTTTTATTCTACAGGATTGCGGTTCTGTGGGAGATAGGAGACGAATTCTTTAAATTTCATACAACAACCTTAATTGATTTCAACTAAAATTTAGTATATTTTTAAGAAGGAATTTTTACATGAATTGCATATATACTTTTAGTATAGAAATTTTAAGTTTATAAAAGGTGATACTATGTACAAGTTAAAAGACATAGATCTAAGGAGAAGCCTCTTAGATGTATTATATACAGAATGTGAAAATGAACAAGATACTCGCATTGTAAATGAAATGGGTATACTTTATGGAAAGTCTAGAGTGGATGTGGCGGTTATTAATGGGATTAGACATGGTTATGAAATAAAAAGTGAAAGTGACACATTAATAAGATTGCCGTCTCAAATCTCTCACTATAACTTGGTTTTTAATAGGATGACAATAGTCGTTTCTAAAAATTACCTTGATCAAGTAAAGGAGTTAGTTCCTAAATGGTGGGGAATTATTGTTGTTTATAATAATAAAGGAATTCCGCGACTTAAAAGGGTTAGGAAGGGAAGGGAAAATAAGAAATTAGATCCTATGTCAATCTCGCAGTTATTATGGAAAGAAGAAGCATTAGACATTTTAAAAGAAAAGGGTTTACAAAGAGGTTATCTAAGTAAACCCAAGAATGCGATATTGAACTATTTAGCAGAATCACTGGGGTTAGAGGAACTTCAACAGGAAGTTAACTCTAAATTGAAACAACGAGAGAACTGGATAACTGGGAAGCAACATATTCAAGGTGATGATTTACATTTACAGTAACCCAAGAGGTTGGGTTTCCTCTAGAACTTTCAGGGTTAGTAGCACGTTCATATATGAAATTATCGCCATAGGAGAAGGCTGCACCCATGTATGCTGGATTAGATATAACATCCTGCGCTAAAGCTTTGGTTTGACCAAAGCCTTCTCCACTTGCTTTAACACCTGATCCTCTATAAATTAAAAATTCTGATTTTGTGGTGTATTTAATTGCTGGAGCCATGTCCATTATTCTTGGGTCAAAATCAGTAGAAGTCATAGGGTTAGTGATTGTATAATCACCGAAACTTGGGATTCTTGCGAGATTTAGTTTTAAAAGTCTTTGATAAGTTAGCCATTCAACTCTCGGAATTGAACCGTTATTTTTAGTCGGAACTTTTTTACTTAACTGCACAGGGAAGGAGGTACCGCAAAATGTAATGGTTCTCCAACTATTTAATTTGGGGAAATTAAGTAAAATTTGAATTAACTCATCTACTACTTGATCAACTGATCTGGTTGAAATATCTTTAAAATCTAAAATAATGTCTACATTTTCTTCGGTTAGACCGAAATATTCAAGTTCATCAGTTATATCAGAAGATAATGTTTGTAAATCACTTAAATCATCGGGAGTTAATCTGATACAAAGACCTCTTTTATACTGATCTATTAACTCCTTTAAAACAATGTCGTATTGTTCTTCAGTATTGTATCTATAGAAACTATACACGGGTATACAATGAGTTCCTGCCATTTCTACTGATGAGACGATATATTTTAAAGGGTGAACGTCTCCGTCAATAAAAGTATCATTTTCGACACTAGAATATAGAGAATCAACATCTACAAAAATTGGGTCTTCTTTTGACCACGACTCTTCAATACTTTGCTGAAATCCAGATAGGTGGTCCTCAATAGTTTTGTTTTTGTCGGGTGATTGAATTTCTAATAAAGGTGTTATGTCTTGTTTGCGATGTAGGTGTTTAAGTGCGTTTCTTTCGCCTTTTTTCCATTTTAAAACAGGTACATAGTGTTTTTCGTCAAACATGTTATAACCTCCATTTTGTTTAGGATAAAAGTAATACGATAAAGGAAGAAATAGGTTTCAAAAAAATTCAAAAAAATTAGATTGTCCAAGATGGAAAGCCTGCGGACACTGAACTACAGCATTTACGCTGTTGGTTTGGTGTCCGTTTTTATTTGTTTAAAAAGGAGGACGTTTTATGAATCGAAAAGAAATTGAAAATCTAATCAATAGCTATCATTGGATGGTGAAAGAGGTTCGTCGTTTGCAGAGGGTACTCTATGGTTCAGTAATTCCAATGAAGAATTGGGGGGTTGCTCAATATGGATTAGAAGCTGCTATGCCAAAAGGAAGTCCTGGGAAGAGTCAGGCAGAGCTTCGTCAAATGGATATGCGAGAGGAACGTCTTTTCAAACGTCTTAAGTATTATGAAGAACGAGTATATGCAGTTGAATTAGGGGCTGAAAAGATCAAAGGGGAGCAGCAGAAAGTAATTTATGATTGCCTGTTGGAGGGGATGAGTTACCGTGCTATTGCTCTTCACTTAGGTATCTCACGGGAAACTGTACGCAAAATGAAAGACGAATTGATCAGCCAATTATGCCAGGATTGTCACTTTGAGCGTTTGTTGAATCTGAAAAAATCTGTGGTGTAAAATGGGAGGCAGGTCGGCGCGGCGAGAATTATTCCTGCGTCACCACAAATTTTATACAACGAATAAAACCTCCCAATGATAAGTAAGGGTTAACTGATCGCGAGGTCTTACATAGTGAATCGGGTGATAAAACAGCAGCAGTATTGCGTAAAAATTAATATTCCCGACCAATAGTGGGTTTTATTCAACAGTTTCGTTCGACAAATTTTGCGAATGGTTACACTCTTTTAAAAATGGTCGATATATTATTAGGGTGATAATATGACTAGGAATCTTGGCGAATCAAAAATAATTCTAACTTATTTAGAAAATCGCTATGGGAAAATTCACAATCTAACAATGGATGAAGAAAAGGAACTGCAAAAAACAATTATTTTAGATCATGAAAAAAGTGATCTTGAAAAGATGTTTAACAAGGCAGAAGGTGCTATTAATATCTCAAAAGATAGTCAATCTTTGCATATCCAACCCTTTTCATTTTTTATGGTAATGATTACTGTTTTATCTTCTGCTGCTGTAGGAGTATTAAGCTCTGCTATAGGCTTGCTCAATAGTATTTACGGAAAATATATAGAAGACAAAAAACTAAACAAAGAAGAAATATCAGGCCTTTTGGATTCACTTGATTTCACTCCTATTTTTCAGTCGGTGTTATGGGCTGTTGCAATACCATTTTTCATTGTTTTAATAGCATGGTTTTTATTTTATAGGAGGGAAACAGCAAAAATAGATAAACGATACACTATCTATGTTCTATTGAAAGAATGTATAGATGACTATGCTAGAATAAAGGGTCAAGCACAAACAGAAGAAAATTAAAGGCGATAATTAAATTAAAGCATCCGTCGGGGTGCTTTTTTAATTTGCGCTGCAAACCATGTCCGGTGTATCTCAGAAGAGATTATTGGCGCTCAGCTTTTGAGAATGGGCTTGGTTTAGAGAGAATTGAAGGAGTTTTTTATTCGACAAATTTTGAAAATGTTCTTTGTCATAATCTCTTGCCGATATTAAGGTAGGAGGTGAAAATATGACAAGAACAATTAATGTTAATCAGCAACATTTGTTAGAACAGTTAGCAGGCGGATCGGTAAACCGTCAGTGCACAATAGAAGCTCTAATTGATATTCTCATCGATAAAAAGGTGTTTACTGAAGAAGAATTCGTTAAATATCAAATGCATCATTTAGAACATTCAGCTGATGAGCATTCTGCGGAGCTTTTAGGTATCAGCAAAGAAGATTACATAAAGAGCAGAAAAAAATGAAGCATCCTGTAGGGGGATTTTTGTTCGACAAATTTTGCGTATAGTTCTTATCCCACTCTGTCTAACCGATATAAAGAATGGAGGTGAGTAAATTGGATGCTTTAATATATGAAAATTTCGTAAGAGGCGCATTTGGTTACGTATTAAAGGAAGATAAAACAATGGTAGACCGCTTAGGTGATCCAGCTGGTTTAGCTGATGCAGATTATTTTAGAGCCGCTGAGCTGAATGAATTAAAGGCAGCTGTAGCATATTCAATGTCTATTTATAATTTTCAAATTCGCGAGTATCATAATCCGACAGAAGAGGATTATGGGCTTACAAGGTATTTTGTGCAAGCTGTTCACGATGCCGAAAAGCCTTCTGAAATTTTAGAATTAATTCAAAGATGTAAGCAAGACCTTAAAGTGAAGTACCTGTAAAAAAAAGCACCCTTTTTGGGTGCTTATTAGTTATAGTTCTCTATAGAGGAGGGGTATTATGAATAAAGGTATTGACTTATTTAAATTGAAATTAGCTGAAAATGATCTACATCCTAATTTTATGCAAGTATACAGAGAAAAGTTGCCCTATCTCAGAGAAGTTATTAATACTTGGGCTATTGGATTTGAAGATAGAGATGGAAAATTTGTTAAAGAATTTCAAAGTACTTTTAATTCGAGCTTCTGGGAATTGTATATATTTGCTGTACTTAAAAAGTTGAAACATAAAGTTGATTTTTCGAAAAACCGCCCGGATTTTGTTGTTAAAGATTCCAATTTTGTAATAGAAGCAACAACAGCTAACCATGCTCAGAATATGCAGCCGGAGTGGGAAAGAACTTATTCTTTAAAAGAAGTGGAAGAGTGGTCGAAGGAGAAAACGGTTAATAATGCTACTATAAGAATAGCAAATTCATTTGTATCTAAGTCTAGATGGTATTTGAATAACGTTGAAAAACTTGATCATATTAAAGATAAATCGTTTGTTTTAGCTATTGCTCCATTTGATTCGCCTTATTTTTTTACACAAAGTCATCAGGCTATTAGAAGAGTTTTATATGGTTTTGATAGATATATTGCAGTGGATATTGATGAAAATGAAAGGGAAATCATAGATGCTGTATTAATGGATGAAATACAAAAGGGAAGTTCGGAAATTCCGTTAGGTTATTTTGCAAACGAAAAATATTCACATATAAGTGCAGTAATATTTAGCAGTTTAGCTACAATTGGAAAAGTTAGATTATTAAGCGATGATCCTAGATTAATTTTGGCTAGTTACAGAAAATACAATTCAAATGGTACTCAGCCGTTTATTGGTGTTCATGAAAAATCAGAAATGAAGGAAGATTTACTAGATGGATTAATCGTCTTTCACAATCCTTATGCTCAAAAACCCCTTGATTTTAAAATGTTTGATCACCCTTTAATTGCTCAGGTTACAGGAATAGATGAAGAACATATTAATGTTCCACATAATATGTTGTTTCAAAGAGAAGTTATAACTATAGATAACTCAAATGGTTGGTCTAAAAAGAAAAAAGCAGAGATGGCATTAAAATTAAAGAGTCAACTATTTAAAATTGAATCATCAAAACAATTCCCGATAATTCATGATTAACATAATAAAGCTATATTTCTAAGTTAGCATTAAAGGTTAGATAGTGTTACATATATCTTAATCAAATAAAAAATAAATCCCATTTTAGTTGCAAAAAATCAACCGACTATAGCGCTTAAAAACAAACTCTAACTCAAATAAGGTCCGGAGGTGGGTGAGATGTAATGCCAAGACCACGAGATCCACGCAGAGATGAAGCTTTTCGTTTGTGGGAAGAGAGCTGCGGGAGCAAGAAATTAAAAGACATTGCTGAGGAATTAGGCATCACAAGCAGCACTATTCGTAAATGGAAAGCAAACGATAAATGGGAAGAAAAAATAAAAGGGAGCGCTCCTAAATCGAAAGGGAGCGCTCTTTTACGTCGAGGCGCACCTAAAGGGAACAAAAATGCAAAAGGAAACAAGGGAGGAAGAGCACCGTTTGGTAATAAAAATGCGTTAGGAAATAAAGGTGGTGCCGCTCCACTGAGAAATCGAAACGCTGTGACTCATGGATTCTTCTCAAAGTTCCTGCCAGAAGAAACGCTATCCATCATGGAAGGGATTCAAGAATGTTCACCTGTAGATATGATATGGGATCAGATACAGATCCAATATGCTGCAATTATAAGGGCACAAAAGATCATGTTCGTTTCTGATAATCAAGAAATGATTAAGGAACTGAGAAAGAAAAAAACGGCTTTTTCTGAGACAAACGAAGTCGAAGAGGAAGAATATGAATTCCAATTTTCTTGGGATCGTCATGCAACATTCTTGAACGCTCAATCTCGGGCAATGGCAGAGCTCAGGAACTTAATTAAACAGTTTGATGAATTAGCCCATTCGGAAGACGAACGACGCCTTAAATTGGAGCATATGCGTTTAAATATCAACAAGAAAAAATTAGAGATTGAAGAACTTACAGAAGAAGATAAACCTTTTGAGATCACCATTGTGAACAAAGGTGATGACAGTGATTAAACAAGTAAATCCACATTTTAAAGAATTTCTCTTTGACTGGAATCAAAAGTTTCAGTTTCTTGTTGGTGGTTATGGATCATCCAAAAGTTATCATGTTGCTTTGAAGATTATTCTGAAATTGCTTAAAGAAAAACGGACTGCTCTTGTTATCAGAGAGGTATACGACACACATAGGGACTCCACATTTTCTCTTTTTGATGAAATTGTAAGTGATCTGAAATTAGATCAAATCGTTAGATGTGTATCTTCTCCGATGCAGATTCGATTTTCAAATGGCAGCAGAATCATCTTTAAAGGGATGGATAAGCCAGCCAAACTGAAATCAATCAATAATATTTCACTCATTTGGATTGAGGAATGTTCAGAAGTAAAATATGAGGGGTTCAAGGAGCTTCTTGGACGTCTTCGTCATCCGACATTACCGCTCCATATGATTCTCTCAACAAATCCAGTAGGAGAGGACAATTGGACTTTTAAACATTTCTTTAAAGATGATCGAGAGAAGCGGTTTGTACTGGATGATAAGGAACTTTATGAAAAGCGGATAATCGTTAGCAACGACACCTATTATCATCACTCAACGGCAGATGATAATCTTTTCCTGCCAGAAAGCTATGTCCAGCAACTTGAAGAATTGAAGGAATACGATCCAGACCTTTACCGAATTGCGCGGAAAGGTCATTTTGGCGTGAATGGAATTCGGGTACTGCCACAATTCGAAGAGCGACCGCATGAAGAGGTTATGACTGCAATCTCTAATATTAACCGTCCACTTAAAAGAGTTGGCATGGACTTTGGTTTTGTTGAGTCGTATAACGCCGTTGTTAGGGTTGCTGTGGATCATGAAAAGAAATATCTCTATATCTACTGGGAGTATTACAAAAATGGACTAACGGACGATAAGACGGCCGAAGAACTTAAGGAATTTGCAGAGACTAAGGAATTAATCAAGGCGGATTCAGCAGAGCCAAAGACAATTCGTTATTTTCAACAGCATGGGTTTAATATGGTGGGCGCTCGTAAGTACCAAGGATCACGCCTGCAATACACAAAGAAGATCAAACGGTTCAAGAAGATCATTTGCTCCGATCGTTGTGAGAACACGATTTATGAGCTTAAGCCGCTCACTTATGCTGCCGATAAGCTAGGGAACATCATAGAAGATGAGTTCACCATAGACCCGCATACACTGTCAGCTATTTGGTACGCTCTCGATGATTATGAGGTAACTGATTTGAAAGAAGAATCTAAAGGAAGACCGCAAAGATCAAGACCAGGAAGGAGGTAAAGCATGTCAAAACAATCTGTTAAAGCACGAGTGATCAAAGCTTCTCCGCCTACTGAATCAACAAAACAGATTTATGAAGATGAATTTGCGGACAGTTATGACAGCAATATTTTGCCGCCTCCGTATAACCTAAAAGAATTAAAGATGATTGCTGAGTATTCAACGATCTTACAGCAATGCGTTGATGCCTACAGGACAAATATTGTGGGCTTTGGGTTTGATTTTGAGTACTCGTTTGATGTGAATTCGCCAAATGTGACAAACAAAGAAAAAAATGAAGCTGAAAGTGAATGGACAAAGCTTGAAGAGTTCGTTAAATATCTTCACTTTGATGAGTCAGCTGAGACTTTACTCGGCTTTGTTATTGAAGACCGAGAAAAGACCGGTAATGGATTTATTGAGGTTATCCGAAACGGTGAAAATAAGCCAGCCGGCATTGAATACATGGACGTTCAAAATGTTCGTGTTTGTAAATTGTCTGAACCAATTGAAGTTGATTTTACATACTTCGAAAAAGGACAAATGAAATCAATCAAAAGAGAAAAACGATTTCGCAAGTATGTTCAGATGATTGACGGCCGTATGGTTTACTTTAAGGAGTATGGTGATCCCCGTATTTTAAATTTAGAGACTGGCCAATATGATGAACAAACACCATTTGAAAAACGAGCAAATGAAGTGGTTCATTTCAAGATAGGAAGCGGTACTTATGGTAAGCCCAGATGGATTGGCCATATTGTTAATCTGTACGGAGCTCGAAAAGCAGAAGAGCTGAACTTCATGTACTTCAAGCAAGGTAGACATATTCCCGCTGCTATTACAATTGAAAATGGTATGTTGTCTGAGGATTCATATACACAATTGCAGGATTATATGAATGGATTAGAAGGAGTGGACAATGCTCATAAGTTTCTTTTACTTGAAGCGGAAGGCATAGCGAAGGGGAAAAACATTCATGGAGATGAAGAGATTGCTCCCGTGAAAGTTGATATAAAATCACTTGCTGAGATCCTTCAAGAAGATGCTTTGTTTCTTGAATATGACCAAAAGAGCCGAGATAAAATTAGATCGGCTTTTCGTTTGCCTCCACTTTATACAGGTGAAGCTCAAGATTACAACAGAGCGACAGCTGACACAGCAAGAAAGATTACTGAGGAACAAGTATTTCAGCCTGAACGAAAATTAATCACAGGTAAACTAAATGCTTTATTTCTAAATGACCTTGAAATTCATAAGGTTCGTCTTATGTTAAAAGGGCCTGACTTTAGAGACCCGCTTGAGATTGCTAAGGTTCTAACACCGTTTATAACAGCTGGTGCAGTTTCTCCGAATGATCTACGTGATCTGGCTGGACGGGTACTTGGTAAGACACTTGAAGAATGGCCAGAAGAAGAATACAACAGGCCGCTTGGTAAAACTAACGAGTCGTCCGTTTCCGATCCTTTGGCTGCGCTGTTTAAATCTAAGAACGGTACTCCTGATATGATCGGGTTATTAAAAGATATGCGGGATGTTCTGGAGGATCTGAAGAGATGAACAAAACGGATAAGCTGTTGGAGAGTCTGAACGCATTCATTCTAAAAGCCGAGGAAAATCAGTATAAGCAATTGGGGGAGATGGTACCTGACTTTCCTGGCAAATCTAAGATACCCAACTTTATTGAAGAATATGAAAAAGGAATCGCCAAATTGCTCAGACGCCAGCGTAAGAGGTTTTTAGATGATCTTAAACGTTTTGTGAGCAAAGACTCTAAAGAAACGTTAGAAGCCCTTCTAGTGTTTTTTACTCAAAACCTATTCGCGGAAGATGACTTCGAGGAAGAATTTCAGGAATTGACCGAGGGATTCCTACAACAGACTATTGAAGAGCTGGCTGTAGTGATCATGGACTCTATAGATCCAGAGGTACCTTTTAAAGTCTTATCTACCCGTACATGTAATTGGATTAGGGATTGGTCAAAGAAGTTGGCTGAGATCATGAAGTTGAATACTCATGAAGCGGTGGAGAACGTGCTGACAGATGCTATTGAAAACGGTTCTTCCATCCAGGACATTGAGCTGACTCTCAAAGATATGCCGCAGTTTGATAGGGACCGGGCACGTACCACGGCCATAACTGAAGTGCTTGCCGCTTCCTCTGCCGCTCAGCATGAATCATATGCACAATCGCCGGCAGTAAAGAAAAAGAAATGGCGGCACAGCGGAAGTAAGAAAAACAATCCGCGTGAGAATCACATCGATCTTGACTGCACAGTCATTGGAGTGGATGAAGAATTTCAGATACCAGGGAGTAGCGAGAGCTGCATGTTTCCGAGGGATCCTAATCTCTCAGCCGGAGAGCGGGTACATTGTCATTGTGTATTATCGCCAGTGGTTGATAAAGAGATTTTAGGTTTGTCAGCTGAAGAAAAAGAAGAGATTCGGAGAGAAGCCTTATCTAATATGGTCCGTTGAGGTAATGAATCAATCAATTCTGGTTATAATATATATATAGAATCTTATTTTATTATATGAAGGAGCGGTTGATGAATGGGCCAAGCGAAAAAAGACCAGGAAAAAAGGGAACATGCACAATTTATGAAGAGAAAGGTAGGTGCAGAAATAGCTGGTGCAAAGCTTTGTGAAAACTGTGGAGAGGAGTTCTATACTAGTTATAGTGAATTGATATGCAATGTGTGTTACGAGGATTTACTGGCTAATGCTTAGGATGAAAAAGACCTTCTAACATGAAGGTCTTTTATTTTGAAAGGAGGTGAACAACATGCCAAGAGAATTGGTAAACGCAAAAATCACACATGTTTCTTACGTAGACAAGGCTGCTAATCAAAAGCAGTTCTTTTTTATGAAGTCAGAAAAACATCCGGACTTTCAAAAAGAAGTCAAGGTCATTGCAAAAGAAGCGGACGAGCAAAAACTTGTGTACGGTATCGTATATGAGCCTGATACAGTGGACGCTCACGGAGATTTCATGACAGCTGCAGAAATCGAAAAGGCTGCTCATGGATTCCTGAAAGATGCCCGTGAAATTGACAAGCAGCATGATTTTCAGGGCGGTGTTGGCGAGGTGGTTGAATCCTACGTCGCGCCTGCAGACTTTGAAATGAATGGGGAAACCATCAAAAAAGGATCATGGGTCCTTGTGACGAAGGCTTCTGATGAAGTTTGGGAACAAATCAAAAAAGGTGAAATCACCGGTTATTCAATGGCTGGTACCGCCGAGACAATTGAAAAACAAGAAGAAAAGCCCGTTTCTCAAATAAAAACAGATGAGAAAGGGCTTTTTAATTTGCTCAAAAAATTTTTTATGGGAAAACAACAGCAAGTATATGAAGAGCCAGTTACAAAGGCGGGCAGAAAGTTTTCCGCTTCAAACCTACAAGAAATAAAAAGTGCTCATACTGCTCTCGGTAACTTGCTGAGTCAGGTTGAGACAGAAGAGGAGGAAAAAGAAATGACTTCGGAGGAAGTAACGAAATCAATTCAAGCCGCTTTAGAGCCGATTGAGAAGCGGCTGGCAGATCTAGAAAAAGAAGAAGATCCTAAAAAGAAAGATAAAGAAAAAACAGAAGAAGTTGAAAAAGAGGGCGAGAAGTTGAAAAAGGCAATTTCAGAAGCTGTTCAACCACTCGTTGATCGTATTGAAGCCATTGAAAAAAGCCGGGGAACATCTAAGCAAACTGAAGAATCGGGTTCTGAACAAGTTCAAAAATCAATCTGGTCAGGGTTGTTTTAATGTATAAGGAGGATACGAATGAGAAATCAAGAGGTTATTAATAAAGCAGAAATGACGCTTTCTACTTTGGAGAGCGGTGGGATTATGAATCCTACTCAAGCTTCAACTTTTATTCGAATGGTTCAAGATACGCCAACTATTTTAAGAGATGCGCGTGTTATTCAAATGGACCATGACACACAGAAAATCGAGAAGATCGGTTTTGGTCAGCGTATTTTAAGGGCAGCCCAAGAAGGAGTTGCGTTAACTAAAGATCAAAAATCAGTTCCATCAACTAGCACAGTTAACTTAAGCACAAAAGAAGTTATTGCTGAAGTTAACATCACTTATGACACACTTGAAAACAACATCGAAAAAGATGGCCTTCAAAATACAATCATGCAAATGATAGCTGAACGTGCTGCGGTTGATATTGAAGAGTTGCTTGTAAATGGGGATACATCTTCGTCCGACTCATATCTTGCACAATTAGATGGCATCAGAAAACAAGCTACATCTCATATTGTCGATGCTGCAGGTGAGGAACTGACACGCCAAACATTTAAACGAGGATACAAAGCTGTACCTCCTAAATATTTGCGAATTCCGCAGGAGTTCCGTTTCTATACATCGCCTGGTATTGAGGTTGAATGGAAAGATCGTGTAGCGGATCGTCAAACGAACTTAGGGGATGCAGCTGTTCAAGGTGGTCTTTCTTCTGCGTTTGGTGTTCCGGTCAAAGGTATTGCAAATTTACAGCCTTATACGATTGGAGAGGGAGATACTGCAGCCGATGTTTCTGATATCATCCTAACTCATCCGAAGAATATTATTCTCGGATTCTCTCGTAACATTCGAATTGAAGTAGATAAGGACATTCGTCGCCGTATGTTTATCATTGTTTTGACAGCGAAATTGGATAGTGTTTTTGAAGAAGAGGACGCCGTAGCCAAGATCGTGAAAGTGAAGGAGTAGGTGGTCTGGCGTGTATACTGCAAAGCTTATTAAAGGCAAAACGTACAATGTTATGGGAATAACCTTTCGAGCAGGTGTCAGTCAAACAGTATCGAAAAAGCTCTATGAGTATTTAAATGAAAATCCATATTTTGTGCTGGGTAAAGATCTTAAGAATCAAAAGGATGATCCGATAAATTATACTGAATCGGAATTGAAAGGTATGAATAAAGCAGAGCATGAATCCATTATTTCTAATCTTGGTGGCAATCCGTCTGACTTCAAAAACGCAGATGAAAGAATTGCCTACATCCTTAACGAAATAGATAACAAAGGGGAGTGACCTTATGCTGTTAATCACTCCCGATGAATTAAAGAGTTATTCGGTTTTTGAGTCTGTAAAGACCAGACCTGACGAGTTGTTAAAACAAGATATACTTGAGGCAACTGCAGATATCATTCTTAAAGTTGGACATGATTTTTCAGATGCAGAGTATATTCCTTTGCCTGAAACGGTTCGACTGGCCCTATTAAAGTTGTCTCAGTTTTATGCTCTTATAAATGGCGACGAGTCAATTATTAAAGGATATACAACTGAAAAAATTGGTGATTATTCTTATACTCTAGGGGATGGCAGTTCTCTTCAAAAACCTGATGTGTATGCATTAATAAAAGATTATGTAAAACCGGCTGACCCTGATTTAGAAGGGGTTGAAGCGAAAGTGCGGATGAGATCAATATGAGTTATCGATCTTTACTGACTCACAGATGTGACATTTACCATCTGCAGGAGAAAAAAGAAAATAGAAAGCAAAAATTCGGGGTGCCGGTTGAAGATGTTCAACCGGTTTTTTCGTACCCTGATGAGCCGGACATAGAAAATCAGCCGTGTTATTTTACAGAAAAGAGTCAGTCCATTATCCAACAGGAACCGAATGTAGCTATTTATCAATCATTCCTTGTGCATTTCCCTGCTACTGCTGATATTCGAGTAAATGACAGGGCAGTTTGGGATGGGACTGCTTATAAATTACAGAAGCCCCGCAAAATCAGGAATCATCATTGTGAAGTGACGGCAGTACGGGAGGTTGAATATCTGTGAAGATTAAAGGTCTTGATCAGTTCATTCAATCATTAAACCGTGCTTCTCGTGGAGGATTGAAAGGGAAATACGAGGAGTGGCTTGAAGCTATAGGTTTTGAGTTCCTAGACATTATCCAAGATGAAATTATCAGGACAAAGACGGTAGACACACGCCGCTTGCTTAATTCCTTTCAGAGAGGTGACCAGGATAATATCTTTTCAATGACAAAAGGCAGCTTAAAGTTGGATGTTGGAACAAATTTGGAATACGCCTCATACGTGAATGACGGGCACTTTACTATCGATCCGTCTAAAAATCAGGATAGGCGGTGGGTTCCAGGACGGTGGAAAGGCGACCGTTTCGAGTATGACCCTGCTGAAAGAAAAACCGGAATGTTGTTGAAGTTCCAATGGGTCGACGGTTCTGGCTTTTGGGATAACGCCATGGCTATATTTCAGTTGATGTTTGAGAGAAGCCTTGAGCGGAAGCTGCAACAATGGATCGATGAAGATTTTAAGGCGGTGTTGCCATGAATCAAGAAGTAGGTTCAATTATGGGCTATCTATACAAACTGTATCCTGTTCAAGTGTATGAAGAAGAAATACCGCAGGACTTTGCTGTTCCGTCTCTTTACTTTCCACCCGCTTCCACAGTCGATGGGGTGGATACAGTATCCACGTTTCAGAAATTCTATGTTTTAAACGTGAAACTCTTTCACGAGAACGCACAGAAAGCCCATAACGAAGCGGAAAGAATTGCGGATACACTTAGAAGTAATAGAGGCATAATTCCGCTCATGCAGGAATCTGGCGAGGATACGGGGGATTTTATTCGGCTATCTCGAATAGAAACGCGGGTATCAGACGATTATGCGACCATTGTCTTAAACTGGACGAGTCGTTATTGGTATGAGCGGGAAGAACAGCGTTCAATGGATGGTTTTAAATTTAAAAGTGGGGTGAAATGATGGCCACTAAAAAAGAGAAAGCAGAAAATGCTTTTTATATTAAGGATTTGCGAGAGCACAGTCGAGAGCTCTTTGGGGTAAAACCCGAGGTGTTTGACGGTGCTCTTTTTCATGTTCATAAAACGAGTATTACCAAATTGGAAGCGAAGAAATTGATTACTCAGTTTCTTCAAAAGGAGGTCAAATAGATGAACGGCGGAACATTCACACCCGGCAAGGAAAAAGAGCGTGCCGGTATTTACTTTAACTTCAAAACGACCGCAGAGAACCGTGTTTCTGCCGGAGAACGTGGAACAGTTGCGCTGCCGATAGCGTCCAGCTGGGGTGAGGTTAAGAAATTCATTTCTATCTCTTCAATCGAGGACTTGAATAAAAAAGTGGGGTTGAACATTGATGATCCTTCGCTGTTGCTTTTACGTGAGGCAATGAAAAAGGCAAGTACAGTCTTGCTTTATCGTCTGACGGAAGGTCTTCGTGCTTCAGCAGACATTAGTGAAGGTGTAAAAGCTACTGCTCTTTATGGCGGCACTAAAGGAAATGACATCATTATCAGCATCACGGAGAATGTTATTGACTCTTCGAAAGTTGATGTCACTACCTACCTTGATCAGTCAGAAGTTGATAAACAAACAGTTTCTAAAGCTGAAGAGCTTAAACAAAATAACTATGTCACGTTTACGGGGAAAGGGGATTTAACAGTCACTATTCCGTTAACCGGTACGGCCCCTGAAGACGTCAGCGGTGCTCTTCCGGCAACTTCCGGAATCCGCTTGTCAGGTGGAACAGACAAAACACCGACAAATGCCGATTATACAGCTTTCTTGGAAGCGGCTGAAACGGAATACTTTGACACAATCGCACTGTCTGTAGAGGATAACGAGCAATTAAAAGCAACGTTTGTTGCGTTTATCAAACGGCTGAGAGACAACCAAGGGCAAAAGGTTCAAGGTGTTCTATCAAATTATAAGGGAGACCATGAGGGTATTATCAATGTAACTGGTGGTGTCCTACTTGAAGATGGAACGGAAATCACTCCTGAAAAAGCTACGGCTTGGGTTGCCGGCGCAAGTGCGGGGGCTACATTTAATCAATCACTTACATTTGTAGAATATGAGGGTGCTGTAGATGTCCTTAACCGAATTGACAACGACGAAATCGTGGAACGATTGTCAAATGGGGAATTTTTGTTTACTTATGATTCTCGTGATAAATCAGTATCGGTTGAAAAGGACATTAATTCACTCACAAGTCTAACAGCAGAGAAAAATAAGATGTTCCAGAAAAACAAAATTGTCCGTGTACTTGATGCAATCAATAATGACCTGACATCTCAATTAAAAGCATTGATCAAGTCTCGCAAAGCAAGCGGCAGTGACGTTCCCGCTACAAATGACGGACTGCAGTTTGTAAAAACGCTGATTACTCAATACTTGAGTGTTCTTCAAGATAACGGGGGCATTACTGATTTTGATTCAGAGAATGACATTACAATTGCTCTGAATAATGATCGTGACGGCTTCCTGATTGATCTTGCAGTTCAACCGGTGGATGCAGCTGAAAAATTCTACTTTAATGTTGAGGTGAAATAAGAATGGCATTAAAAGCGCAAAATACCATCTCGGGTAAAGAGGGCAGGCTGTTTCTTGATGGAGAAGAAATGGCCCATATCAAAACGTTTGAAGCCAATGTGGAGAAAAATAAATCCGAGGTAAATATCATGGGGCGTCGGATGACAGGGCATAACACGACTGGAGCAAACGGAACAGGGACAGCCACTTTTTATAAAGTGACTTCTCAATTTGTTCTTATTATGATGGACTATGTGAAAAAGGGAAGCGATCCTTACTTCACTTTACAAGCTGTTCTGGATGACGCCTCTTCAGGTCGTGGCACTGAACGAGTCACCTTGTATGATGTAAACTTTGATTCTGCGAAAATCGCTGGGCTTGATGTTGATTCAGAAGCATTAGAGGAAGAAGTACCGTTTACTTTTGAGGACTTTGATGTTCCTGAGCAGTTAAAATCAACATTCTAATCACTTTCACAAAATCGCGAAAAAGATTACGAAAAGCTTGCGTGAAAAATGGCGAAACTCAGACGAGATATTCACGAAAAAATGTGGTAAGATTACTTTAGAAGTAATTCAACTGAACAAGTTTCATATAGAAACATGTATTTCTTTCAAAAGAAATGCATAAAATAAAAAAATACCGGAGTGCTGCAACACTCCGGCCCGTACAAATGCTGGCTCCTCATTGGAGCGCTGGCTATAGGTGTATTTTAGATATGGACCTACCCTAGAAGTTTCTCAGGCCTCAAAGGGTGGTCTATTTCTTGTGCGACAAGAAGTCGCTTGGTAATAGTGCAAACGCTATCCCAGTCGTAAGGGATATTCCCACTCGAAACAGCCTTTTGAGTAATCGAAAGGTTGGTTGCATGAGAGAAAGCCTAAGACGTAGGTGAACGCACACTGAAGTTGGGCGAGGGAAAGATAGGCATGGTAAACGAAAGTGAATTTCTATAATCTTCGTCAGACCTAGCAAATGAAATGCGTTGATACATTTGTCGAATATTCAGGAAATGTGTATTAAAAAAGACACAGTGATACGACCCACAGAACTATCGGAGTAAAGGAAATACCTAACCTTATCGTATCTATTACAAGTGGAACTTGGTAAGCCCCACTCGCTCTCCAATACAGGAGTAGGACAACTGCAAAGAAGTCACAATGCGGAGGGGGTAAAGGATTGCGGAGTAAGCAAAAGCCATCAGGGCGAAAGCCTAGGGGAAACCATAACTCGATGGATAGTACCTATGGTATGACGTGAAAGCGTGCAGAATTCCGCATGGTCTTCAACACGAGAAAAAACGGAAAGTAGAACTTTAAAAAAGAGAGGTTAAGATATGAACACTTATCAAAAACATAAGTCAGCGTCTTCCTCTCTACATATTACCAATTGGGAATCAATCAATTGGAAAAACATCAATAAATATGTCAAGAGACTACGCCAACGGATTTTTCGTGCCGAACAGCTAGGTCAAAAACGGAAAGTTAAACGACTTCGACGACTAATGATAAGAAGTAAAGCCAATTTGCTACTATCAATTAAAAGAATCACACAAATAAACAAAGGGAAACGCACCGCAGGTGTAGATGGATACAAAGTTCTGTCACCTAAAGAAAGAATAAAGCTATACAATACAATGTGTAGACAGACAATACGACATCACAAAGTCAAACCTGCTAGACGTACGTATATTCCAAAAAAGAATGGCAAGTTAAGACCTCTTGGAATACCGACGATAAAAGATCGAATCTACCAAAATATCATTAAAAATGCCTTGGAGCCTCAATGGGAATCGCGATTCGAAGCCACTTCTTACGGGTTTAGGCCTAAAAGAAGCACCATAGACGCAATCGAGAATCTGTTTACCAAATTGAATTCGAGGAGCAACAAAACTTGGATTTTTGAAGGAGACTTCAAAGGTTGTTTCGATAATTTAAATCACCAGTATATCTTAGAGTGCATTCAAGACTTCCCAAACAAAAATGTGATTTATAAATGGCTTAAAGCTGGGTATGTCAATAATGACACATTCCACGAAACTGAGACAGGTACACCACAAGGTGGAATCGTCTCACCTCTCCTAGCTAATATAGCCTTACATGGGATGGAAAAGGAGATCGGGATAGAATACAAAGGTATTCATATTAAACGAGGATCTAATGCGCTAGTTAGGTATGCCGATGACTTCGTCATCCTTTGCAAAACAAGAGATGAAGCTGAAAACATGTATACATTACTAGCCCCTTATCTCAAGAAAAGAGGGCTTGAATTAGCCGAGGATAAAACGAAAGTCACCCACATAACTGAAGGGTTCGACTTTCTGGGCTTCAATCTCAGACAATATAAAGTAAGGAATAGAGGCAGGGACGAAAAAAGACTTCTAATCAAACCGTCCAATGCCAGTATTAAAAAGACCAAGCAGACTATAAATGACATTTTTAAAACTTACTTAGGTAGACCTGTAAGAGAGCTTATTTATAAACTTAATCCCGTCATTAGAGGAGCTGCAAATTACTGGTCAAGCCAAGTCGCTAGTCAAACCTTTAGCATAATGGATCATCATGTATTCAATAAGACGGTTAAATTCCTTAAACGAATGCACAGTGGAAAGTCGTGGGGATGGATTAGGAAGCAATATTTCAGACCTGATCACACTGGCGTAAGTAAAGATAAATGGATATTAACCGACCCAAATGATACTACGAAACAAGTTAAGAAATTCAGATGGGTACCAATCAAACGACACCTGATGGTGAAATTCAAAAACAGTCCAGATGATCCTACGCTAAAAGAATACTGGAAAAAACGGGATGAGAAAGAGTTCTTGCGATTCAACACTTTAAGTAAGCAAAAGTTGGCAAAAAAGACAAAATTCAAATGTGAACTATGTAAACAATCATTAGTTGGCGAAGAATCACTTGAGGTAGACCACATCATACCTAAGTATCTTGGTGGAAAGGATGAGTACAAGAATCTAAGGCTTATACATACATCCTGCCACATACAAAGACATCAAAAGGAAATGAACTGTCTTGGATAATGGAAGGCTTGAGCCGTATGTCTTGAAAGAGACAAGTACGGTTCTTAGGGGAGAAGGGGCTTGTGAAAGCCCTGACTTACCCGACTTTGTCTATATACGTCAACAAGGCGAGAATGAACATTCCCGTTCCAAGCATTAAGCTAAGAGCTTGAAATGTTGACATAGGCGTCACCCCCTTTCAGGGGATTTAGCCAGCAGACCACCTTTGAGTTAGCCGTGCAAATGTACAGGAATAATTATACACTAGACAACCATTTTTGTGGTTGTCTTTTTTGGCCTAAATCATTTGATACTAATTTCAAAGGAGCTAATAAACATGAGTGAAAAACAAAACGATAAAGTATACGATCTTTCATTCTTTATGCCAGGACAAACAATTGAAGCTGAGGAAGTGAAAGTACCGATTTCTAAACGGTTTGTAGACAAAGAAGGCAATGTTGTTCCATTCATTTTCAAAGCAATCACGACTGAACGAATTGACGAACTTGAGAAAGAGAATACGACTTACAAGAATGTAAAAGGCCGCGGTCGCGTAAAGGAGTTGGACAGCCAACGCTTTTATGCTCGTATTGCGGTTGAAACGACTGTTTACCCGAACTTTAAAGCTAAGGAACTACGTGAAGCGTACAAAACAGAAGATCCGGTGGAAGTTGCAAAACGTGTTCTTTCTGTTGGTGGTGAGTATGCGAACTGGCTGAACAAAGCAATTGAAATCAACGGGTTTGAAGACGATCCAGAAGATCTCGAAGAAGCAGCAAAAAACTAATAGAGGGCGGGGATAAAGAGACCGTCTATCTTTATTACGCTATGCATGAGCTCAAATATTCCCCGTCTGAATTACGTGAGTTATATGAGGCGCCGAGAGAATTCAAGGCGCTTCTATATGGGTTAATCAGTTACAAGCTCGAGCTGTTAGAAAAGGAAGCGAAGAAGGGAGGTAATTAACTATGGCTAAACTAACAGCTACATTTGATTTACATGATAAGATTTCCCGCAAGCTTCGAATGATACAAGGAAATGCAGAAAGACTTCAGAGGGCCGCTAATGGCCCTCTTATTTTTGATGCTGAGGATCGAACTGAGCGGGTTATGAGACGAATTGACAGATCAGCAAGCCGCTTGACGGGACGATCCCGATCGCTTGAAGTCGGTTTAGATGATCGGGTTTCGAATGGTTTACATTCTATACGCCAACAAACAGAAGATCTGACTGAAGGCAGCCACGAGGTGACGGTTTCCGTTAACGATCAGGCTACACCGCGTTTCCGCTTAATTCGAGGAGGCCTTTCAGATTTGAACCGCTCACACGCTGAACCTACTGTTTCGGTTCGTGATCATGCTTCAAACCAATTAGATGAGATCCGTCGTCATGTGTCTGATGTAGATAGCGAACATGCAGAGCCAACTGTTTCTATTAAGGATAGAGCTTCAGCGGCTCTGGATGCAATTGAAGCGAAAATAGACAGTTTGAAGGATGCTACCATTACTTTGGCAGTTGCAGGTGGTTTTTCTGCAGGTTCAATTATGGGTTCTGGTAAAAGTACAATGTCTCAGGATGCTTACGTGTCAGCAACTTCAAACATTAATAAGAAAGATGTTGCAAGAATGACGGATCAGATCTATTTCAATAATAAAGCGGGCAGTTCTCGGGAAGAAGTCAGTGTATCTTTGAGAAACTTATCGCAACAGACAGGGGCATCTAAAAAAGCTCTTGCTGAATTGACTGAGTCGTCAAGTAAGATTGCCCAGCTCATGAATGCTGATCAGGCAGAGGTAGATCGTGCTTTCAGTTCAATGTATAACAACTTGAAATTGTCTGGGAAACAAAGCGGAGACTTAATTGCTTATGTATACAGGAATGCCGGTGACCAGGCTGATGATTTATTGGACACGATGAATGAATACAGTTCCACCTTTAAAGACTTGAAGCTCACAGGCGGCCAAATTGCAAACGCCATGATAAAAGGAACAAAGGGTGGAGCCAGAAACTTCGATAACCTAGCTGATAGTATGCGTGAGTTTAACATTCGTCGAACCGAAATGTCTGATAGCCAAGTGGACGCATTTAAAACGCTGTTCGGAGCCAAGGAAACTAAGAAAATGTTCAAGGGCTTCAAAGATGGTTCAATAAGCGGTGAGGAAAGCCTATTTAGGGTGGCAAAAGCCCTTTCTAAAGTGAAAGACAAAACAAAGCGGGCTGCTATCGCGACTGAGCTTATTGGAACACAGTACGAAGACCTTAAACAGCCGATCTTGGATATGGCTGAAGGTATTGGTACAAGTGCCAAAACAAGCGGTGAATTGGAACGAAGCTTTACGAAACTTCGGGATAATAACCCGATGACACCGGTTAATGATGCCATGAGAGATTTTGAAAGCATATCTAAGGATATGGGAACTTCTCTGCTAACTGGATTAGGACCGGCCTTTGATAAAATCAGCTCGTTCATTAACAGTAAAGAAGGTCAGGAAAAACTTAAAGAGATCAAAAAAGATATTGCCGATCTTGGTGAGGAGATAGGTGATAAGTTAAACGTAGCCATTGAGTGGAGCGTCAACCATTGGGATGATTTGAAAACAGCGATTAAAGTTGTGATCCCTTCTTTAATTGGGTTGATTGGTTATTTGAAAATACTACGTCCGCTGTTAAAAGGCATAGGTACTGTCGGGAGTGATGCAGCAGGCGTAATCCGAAAGTTAATTCCAAAACGTACTCCTGAAGCTGGCGCTAATACGCGAAGTGAAAGGAGGAACAGAAAAAGTAATCGCAATGCCAGCACAAGGACATCCAAAACTGCCGCAAGTCCAACGAGTTTACCTCGAAGCGGCAGCTTAACATGTTGCTGTTGTAGCGATGGAGGTAAAAATGATCGTATTCGTAGAAGACGAGGGAAAAGAGTTTTAGGACAGCGTAGAAATCCAACACGAGTGAACCCTTCTGACAGATCAATTACTGTGTCATCTGGACGATTGGAGAGAAGGCGTTCCGGTATAACTGTAAGTACTAATCCAACCAGAGGTTCAGGATCAGCAATAACCACTACGAGATCGGAGTTATACTCAGCTGGTAGAGCCGCAGGCGGTACATCGAAGTTCGGGAAAGTCTTAAGTCCTCTGAAAAGTGTTGGCAAGTTTGCAAAGGGAGTCCCTCTATTAGGAACAGCGTTAGCGGTAACCGATTTAATTGGGATGAATAAAGACAATGTTGGTGAAAAAATTGGATCAGCTGGCGGTGGCCTTGCTGGAGCGGCTACAGGAGCAGCTATTGGCAGTGTTATTCCAGGAGTGGGAACAGCCATTGGTGGAATAGTTGGTGGTATAGCAGGCACCATGGGCGGTTCAAGTTTAGGCAAAGCGTTTGATGGTTCAGAAGTAAAAAAGAAACTAGACAGTACATTATTTGATCAAAAATGGTGGTCTGAAAAATGGTCCGGTATTAAGAATAATGCGAAGACTTCTCTGAATGGGTTAAGTGATACATGGTCTCATGTAAAAGAAAAGGTGAAGTCTACTTTATTTAATAGTGAATGGTGGTCTGAGAAGTGGTCTGGCGTTAAAAGCTGGGCACAGGACAAATGGAATAGTGCATCATCTGTTTGGGAGTCCGTAAAGGGAAAAATAAAATCCACTTTGTTTAGTGAGAAGTGGTGGTCAGGAAAATGGGAAGGCGTAAAAAGTTGGGCTCAAAGTAAATGGGACAGCGCGTCTTCTGTTTGGCAATCTGTTAAAGGAAAACTGAAATCCACTTTATTTAGCGAGAAGTGGTGGTCAGGAAAATGGGAAAGTGTAAAAAGCTGGTCCAAAAGTAAATGGGATAATGCTAAATCAATATGGAAAAGTGTTAAGAGTTCCATCTCAGAAACTCTTTTTAGTAAGAAGTGGTGGTCTGAAAAGTGGCAAAGTGTAAAGGAATTGGGAAGCAGTATTTTAGGGGGAGTAAAAGAAGTTGGTGGTAAAGTAGCTTCAAGTGCGAAAAAAACTGCTGGTAAAGCATGGGGATATGTGAAGAGTGGCGTAAATTATTTATTTGGTACGGGAAAAGAAAAGCCAAAGAAACATGCTACTGGTGGTTACATTACGAAGCCAACAATATCTTGGATTGGTGAAGCGGGTAAAGAGTTTGTTATTCCTGTTGAGAATAATAAAGGTCGCGGCAAAATGCTCCTTTCTCAAGCTGCTTCAAAATTAGGAATGAGTGTAGTTGATGATATAGCGTCTGCTTCATCTGCAGGAGGTGAAACGGCAACTTTCCCGCTAGTCCGTAGTGCGGCGGTGACTGCTTCTGTATCTCCTATTATTGACACATCCAGTCTTGATGAACAAGCGACATCATTTGGTCAACAGTTCACGAAGAGCTTTGATCAAGGAATTAGAGATAATGTTGTTTCTATGGAAGCATGGAAACAGAAAAACGTTGGACAACCAATGAACAATTTAATCTCTTATTCTCCGAATTACGGAAAGCAAGTGGTCAATGGTTATGCTAAAGGTCAAAACAGCACTTCAACCGGTACAGATGGCTTCTTGCAGACGAAAGTTAAAACACCGTTCCAGAACATCGTAAATAAATCCTCTTCATGGGGAAGCGGAACGGTCAAAGGTTTTGCTTCCGGACAAAATAGTTCACAAACTGGTACTGATCAATACGTCAGCACTCATATTAACAAGCCGTTTATCCGAACTAAAGAATCATCAAACGGATGGGGAAGCAGTATGATCGGGAATTTTGTTTCAGGCATGACTTCTAAGGCAAGTGAAGTCCATGAGGCTGCCAAGGAACTGGCGAAAAAAGTTGAGAAGGCATTTCGTGAAGAGCTGGATATTCATTCACCTTCCCGTGTCATGATGAGTCTCGGTCGTTTTGCCTCTATTGGTATTGTAAAAGGTCTGGATTCTGTTGATGTGAAAAAGTTTGCTGAAAAACAAGCAGGTTCACTAGCTGCTGCTTATTCCGGAATGGGCGCAGTAAGCGGGAATGTAAAGCAATGGCTCATGGCTGCTATCATGGCTACAAAGACACCGATGAGCTGGCTCCCAGGGCTAATGACAATTGCTCAGCATGAGTCAGGCGGTAATCCGAAGGCAATCAACTTATGGGATAGTAATGCGAAAGCAGGACATCCATCTCAGGGGCTCATGCAGACAATCCCAAGTACCTTCAACGCACACAAACTGCCGGGCATGAATAATATTCTTAACCCGATACACAACGCTGCTGCTGCGATTGGCTATATCAAAAGCAGATATGGATCTATTAATAATGTACCAGGCATTAGAAGCATGAAGCACGGAGGTCCATATGTTGGCTACGCTAACGGCGGACTTATTACCAAAGAGCAGATTGCACGTGTCGGTGAAGGAAACAAACGGGAATGGATCATTCCAGAGGAGCGAGGTATCCGTGGACGTTATCTGTTAGCACAAGCAGCTAAGGCACTCGGAATGGAAGTAACAGACCCATCTAAAAACGGGCAAACTGAATTATCTTCCGGTCAGATAACAGCAGCTACAACAGGTAGTCAGCAAACAACTGTTACAGCATCAGGAGGTAAAGAGGTTATTATTCAGTTTAATGGCGATCAGCATTTTCACAATGATCAAGACATGAACAGTCTTGTAGCTAAGATTAAGCAGGCCCTTGTCGATGAGCTTGAACAGGATATCAACATTGGAACGAAGGGAGTCGTTGCTTTTGACTAAATCCATATATGAATTCTGGATTTCACAAGGGAAGGACAAGCTGCGGCTTCCGGTCCTTCCTGAACAAATTGATATATCCAACACAATTCAAAATGAATCAGTAAAAGTGGCCAGTTTTGGGGAGATCACTTTTATAGATAAACCGGGAGCGAAAGAGATTTCGTTCTCTTCTTTTTTTCCAAAGAAACACAGTCCGCTTGCTGAGTATAAGGGATTTCCTTCTCCTGAAAATGCTATTGCAAAGATCGAGAAATGGGTGAAATCTAAAAAGCCGGTTCAATTCTTAATTACTGGAACGAAAGTTAATTTAACTTGCAGTATCGAGGTTTTTTCTTATAGCGAGGGTCAAAAAGACATAGGTGATCGTGATTATGAAATTAAACTGAAGGAATACAAAACTGCTGCGCCGCGGAAGATCAAGCAAAAGAAAAAGACGAAGAAGAAACGGCCGTCTAAATCAGCTCCAAAAACATACACGGTTAAAAAAGGGGATACATTGTGGGACCTTGCCGGCAAATTTTATGGGGACAGCACAAAATGGCGCAAGATCTGGAACGTCAATAAAAAGGCTATGATCAAACGAAGCAAACGGAATATCAGGCAGCCAGGACACTGGATCTTTCCTGGTCAAAAATTAAAGATACCGCAGTAAGCAGGTGATGACATGATAGAACTTTTCGTCATTAAAGAAACGGAATGGCTTGAGCTGGTGACAGAAAGTGTTTCTCTTGAGGGACAACGGTATCAGGCGCCGCGATCGATCACGGCCAAGATCATTACGAAACAGGGAACCCATTCATATTACAGCGTATCTGAAGGGGATACAGTTTTATTTAAGTGGAAGGGCAAAGAACTGTTCCGGGGCATTGTGTTTTCTCGCAATCCGGAAGAACACGGGCTGACCTTTACGGCTTATGATATGCTGCAATATCTGGTCAAAAACAAGGATGTTTATGTTTTCTCTAATAAGCGTGCAGACGAGATCATAAAACGTCTGGCAAGAGACTTTCAGATTCCCACAACGTCTATTGCAAACACAGGTCATACAATTAAATCACTTGTGTTCAAAGACGATACGAGCCTTTATGACATGATTCTGAAAGCCTTGAAACAAACGAAAAGCCAAACCGGAAGGAATTATCAATTATATTCTGCAAAGGGAAAGCTTGGCCTTCGCGCTTGGCCTGATCCGTCAGAAGTATGGGTGCTGGAGACGGGTGTGAACATCACCGGCTATCAATACAGCACTTCCATTAATGACACGGCCACTAAAGTAAAGCTCCGCCGGCAGAAAGACAATAAAACATACACAGCCACCGCAAGTGACAGCTCAGGCATCAGTAAATATGGAGTGCTTCAGTATGTCGAAACGGTTTCTGATAACATTAACCAAGCGCAGCTTCAGGAGCGTGCGAAAGTCAAACAAGCACAGAAAAAAGGCGTTAAAAAAGAACTCAAGAGTATTCAGGCGATTGGGATTCCGGATCTTCAGAGCGGTTTGCCTGTCTATATCTCAATTCCGGAAGTCGGGATTAAGAGAACATACTGGATTGATTCAGATAAACACGAATTTAAAGGATCGACACACACGATGACCATTGATGTAGTTCAGAAAAATTCTATCCCTGATGGTGTTTCCTCATGAGATTAAGTGAAGCAATAAAACATTTGGCTGTCGGTGCAGTTGATTCTGAGTCACCGGTGGATATTATGCCGGCTGAAGTGGTTTCCGTTTCTCCTGTTGAAATTAAACTCAATGAAAATGAAAAGCTAATTATTCCGTCTGATTTGATTATTATTCCTAAACGGCTGCGCGCTGGAGGAGATGAAGAACTAAAGATGGGTGAGAATGTGATGGTTGTCTCCTTAAAAGGCGGACAATCATTTTTTATTCTCGACAAAATATAGGGGGTGTTTGAAATGTCTTTGTCTCCGGAAATCGAGTTTGAGGATATAGAAGATGACAGCGAAGTCATAGAGACCTCGCAAACCTACAAAATAGATTTTGAAAATGGCCGTATCACAAATGAAATCATCACAGGCCTTGAAGCGATCAAGCAGTTTGTATATTTGTCTCTCCATACTGAGCGATACGCATATTCTGTTTACAGTCATGACATTGGAAATGAGCTTCAAGACGTGCTGGCAGATAACGAAACAACAGATGCATATAAGAAAATAGAGATCCCTCGGCTGATAGAGGAAGCACTAATCTATGACGATCGGATTTCTGCTGTTACAGATTTTGAAATAGATAAACAAGGCGAATCGTTCCATGTCTCCTTTACAGTCGAGACTGACGAAGGAACATTGGAGATCGAGGAGGTGCTTGGCGAGGATGTTTGAAGATCAAACCTTTGAAGCGATTATGGATCGAATGTTGAACAGCATTTCAGCGGACATTGATACAAGGGAAGGCAGCGTGATTTATAATGCCTTAGCTCCTGCAGCCGCAGAATTGGCCAAGTCTTATATTTGGCTCGATACGGTGCTGGAACTTGTCTTCTCAGACACAGCACAAGGGGAATTTTTAGATCGTCGGGCTACTGAAGCCGGTATTGAGCGTACAGCTGCCACAAAAGCTGTAAGGGCAGCTGAGTTTACTGAAGGCGTGACCATTCCTGTAGGGTCTCGCTTTTATGTTGATAATCTTTATTTTCAATACACAGCTGACGGAACATTAGAATGTGAAACAGCGGGGGAAGCGGGGAACGCGAATATTTCTGGCCAGAATCTATTGTCATTAGACACCATACCAGGACTCCAAAAAGCGATCGTGAAAGAGATTCTAATCCCTGGCCGAGAAGAGGAGGATGATGACAGTTTAAGAGCTAGATATTTTACCCGCGTGCGTCGGGAAGCTGTCAGTGCCAATAAAGCTCACTATAAACAATGGGCTGAAGAAGTAGACGGAGTAGGGAAGGTAAAGGTCTTTCCGCTTTGGAACGGGGACGGCACAGTCAAAATTGTTGTGACCAATGCTAACTTGGAACCTGCTTCCGATATTTTAATATCAAAGGTGAAAAACTATATTGATCCTGAACCCGGACAAGGTGAGGGACAAGCGCCAATAGGTGCCTTTGTCACAGTGGAGAGTGCGGTATGGAAAGAGGTTGAGATTTCAGCCGAGGTACTTCCGGAGGTCAATAGCTCTATCGATCAGGTAAAGCAAGAAATCGAATCAGGTGTTTTGAATCTTTTTAAAAAGATTGCTTTTGAAGATAACGTCATCCGTTTATCGCAGATTAATAATATCGTCTACAATTCACCTTCAGTAAGTGATTACGCAGATATTAAAATCAACGGCGTGGCCGAAAATTTGGTTCTGAGTGACGTCGAAATCCCTAAATTGGGGCAGGTGAACATCATTGAGCAAACTCGATGAAATGACCGCTTATTTGCCGCCGTTCCTTACCAAATTAAAGGAAATGGCTGAACTTCTTAAAGCGGAAGCTCCGGAATTTGAGAAGCAAAATAACAGTATCTTTGATCTGACAGATCAGCTGTTTGTTACTACGGCAACCTGGGGGCTTGAACGATGGGAAAAGATTTTGAACGTAATGCGGGAATCAGGTGACACCGATGAGATCCGCCGATTGCGTCTAATCTCTAAAATGTCCAACATACCCCCTGCAACATATAGGGCCATTGAACAGGCATTGAACCGGTTCCTGAAAAATCCGTCTGCTCAGGTCAGGCTGCTTCAAGGACAGTATCGTTTCAATGTTGATATTGATATAGATGACATGCAGCATATTAGCGAGCTTATAGAAACATTGGAGAATATGAAGCCAGCTCATTTGGCATATATCTTGCGAGTTGCTTTGAATGAACCACTCCAGATAAAAGATACTGTCATTTTGAATAACAGAAGGTATCGAAAAGCAAGTGAGCTAAAGGTAGGTTATTCCGTCACGCTCAATAATAACGAGGTGGTTCTTGTATGATTACAGAGCTTTATAGAGAGCGAACAGCTGCAGATTTGAAAAATAGAATATCGAAAGTGCTGCTGAATGGAAATGAAACAAAAATTGTGGAACTCACCATTCAGGGTGCCGTTGTCACGGTGCTTACTCAACGAGAGGAAGATATCAAGCATATTAAGAGTGTGCAGATCCTTGATGAACAAAACAACGTAATTACGGAAAGAACAACAGATTTAGACGTCAGTAATAACAGAACGCTAGATTTTAGGATTACTTTCGAGGTGGTGTAGCAAATGGCTTATGATGCAAAAACAAATTGGCTTCCTGATGATCCGATAAATGAAGATGATGTGAACCGTTGGGAGAAAGGTATTCAAGACGCGCATAAAGATTTAGCTGTACATAAAAATGACATGAACAACCCTCACAACACAACAAAGGCGCAAATCGGTTTAGGGAACGTTGATAATGTACAGCAAGCTTCGAAAAAAGAATTTGAAGAGCATCTTAATGATTCACAACGACACATAACACCAGTAGAGCGGGAGAATTGGAATGCAAAAGAAACAATTGCCGGAGCTCAAGAAAAAGCGGATAAGGCTTTATCGGATGCAAAATATTACGTGGATACCAACTACAAAAATAATAATCTGACGTTAATTACTGGAGACAATGCTATTCAAGATGCAAGAACAGGAGGGGAAGAATATCCTTTAGGGTTGACATTAATGGACATTGGTCAAGGGAATACCACTGGCTACCCTTTAGGTTATGGCATTGTCAAAAATGAAAAATATAATAATTACCGATTTACACAATACTTTTATGGGACAGGAAATGAGTCTGGGACTTACTACGACAGTACAGGAGTTTGGATTAGACACTGGTGGAGTGGTTCAGGTTGGACCCCGTGGCAAAAGATATCAGGTTTTGCTCATGCGAATATTGGAACTACTGGTGTTCAGTATTTGAAAAAGATTGATCACACTAAAATTGCATTTAACAGGGTCATCAAAGATAGCCATAATGCCTTTGATACTAAAAACAATCGATTTATTGCTCCGAATGATGGAATGTACTTAATTGGTTCAAGTATATACACCTTAAATTACACATCTTATATAAACTTTCATTTGAAGGTTTACCTTAATGGAAAAGCATATAAAACACTGCACCATGTAAGAGGAGACTTTCAGGAAAAGGATAATGGGATGAATCTTGGTTTAAACGGCAATGCGACTGTACCCATGAATAAAGGAGATTACGTTGAAATCTGGTGCTATTGCAATTATGGAGGAGACGAAACACTGAAAAGGGCAGTAGATGATAAAAATGGCGTATTTAACTTTTTTGATATACAAGAACTTGGAGGCCGAAACTATCCAAGATTTTAGGAGGTAACGATGAATATAGGTGAAGCTATTCTTTTTAAATACCCAACAGCTGATCCCACAAAGGATTTTATTGTCCAGAATAATGGTGATGGAACTCCCTCATATATAGCAGAGTGGAATATTAGGGCACCTATACCAACGGAAGCAGACTTAAAATCTTGGTGGGAAGAGCTTCAGAGTATATCTGCAGTTGAACCACCAGTTCAAGTGGATCTGCTTGCAAAAGAGTTATCAAAGGAAAAACTAGCCCGTAAACAGCTTGAAGAATTAAACCAAACTTTGGGAAGCGAACTCTCAAAAATAAAGTTGCAACTGCTTACTCTACAAGGAGGGAATGATTCATGAATTATTGGGTGCTGGCTTTGCATTATAACTGGGCTTCTTCTGAAATGGTGAAAAAGGCAATCAATTTTAAAGATTGCTCGCCTGAGGATTTACAAAAAGGGGTAGAGAAAAAACTCATTACAGCTGAACAGTATAAAGAGATCACAGGAGAAGCCAATTAAGGCTTTTTTATTTTGCCTTAAAGGGGGTGGTCAAGATGTAAAACGCTCCTGATCAACTATTAAATACCAGCAATAGCAAGGAGGATGTTTAATGGCATCATATAGTTTTCAATTTCCAACAGATGTAACCGGTAAGCCGGGGGCAGCCAAGCCATACAGAGAAGGAAACAGAGATTTTGTTGTGCCGGTAGCTTCGATTTCCGGTAATGCAGAGCTGCTGACAAACGCAGTTTTAAAAGCGACTGAAGCATACACGCAATATGGCCAAGATCGATTAGGTCAGATTCTAATTTCAAAAGTAAAAGGTCACGCTTATTCTGATCGTGAAGGTACCCTATTCATAGAAGAAAGTAACGATATGAATTCATGGACCACAGTCTCTTCATTGGTTGTTAAAGCAAATACACTTGGCGAAACCGAATGGATTCATTTAACTAAACGCTATTTTCGTTTCAGATATGTAAATGGTAACCTACAGCAATCAGAATTCTTACTTTACCAGTCACTGGGCGCAGGTGAAGAGGATATAAACATAAACCAAGCTGTTCCTATTACAGCAGTTGCTCCGTTCTCTGTCCAGCTAGATAAAAGCAGCTTAACTGATGATGGTCGTTTAAAAGTTCAGACTGAAGGCCTGAACCTTAGCTCATTGGACACTCAATCAAAAACGACGGATATTGTCTTTCACGATAGAACAGAAATCATTGGTGAGGGTAACCCATTCACCGTTGGACCATTCAAAACGTTACTCATTGAGGTTTATGGGACGGCTGAGACAAGTGAATTGAAGTTCTGGGGTAAATCCTTATCGGGAACAAAAAGAGCCCTTAGAGGGCAGAAAGTGGATGACGGAACATTTGCCACTAGCACAAAAGGGAAATCAGAAGCTTGGTCTTTTAACATTACTGGCTTTAAAGAAATTGTTATGGAGCTTACAGCTTTAACAAATGGAAACTTTTCAGTTAGAGGGACGGCCGTCTCATAAGATCCGGCTGTCCTTTTTTATTTGCCTCGGAGGAGGTGATTAGAAATGGGGGAGACAAGTTTGTTTATCAATTTTGAAACATTAGATTTAGCAAGAGTATATTTATTTGGAGGGGTGAAGTACCTTGATTTACTTCTAGTACTTAGCATAATTGACGTTTTAACAGGAGTAATCAAGGCATGGAAATTCAAAAAACTGCGAAGCCGAAGCGCATGGTTTGGCTATGTCCGCAAGCTACTCAATTTCTTTGCGGTCATTTTAGCAAACGTGATTGATACAGTACTCAATTTGAACGGTGTCTTAACCTTTGGTACCGTTCTTTTTTATATCGCTAATGAAGGTTTGTCAATAACTGAAAACTTAGCACAGATTGGTGTTAAAATACCATCATCAATAACAGATCGATTACAAACAATTGAGAACGAAAAAGAACAGAGTAAGAATAACGCAGACAAAGCTGCTGGCTAAGCCAGTGGCTTTTTTTATTACACAGACGGAGGGAGAGAGGATATATGGCCATTAAAGTTGTAAAGAATCTAGTCTCCAAATCAAAGTATGGATTGAAATGTCCAAACCCCATGACGGCGGAATACATTACCATCCATAACACTGCGAATGATGCTTCAGCAGCCAATGAGATTTCTTACATGAAGAATAACTCTAGCTCAACGAGTTTTCACTTTGCAGTAGACGATAAACAGGTCATTCAAGGCATTCCAACAAATCGTAACGCTTGGCACACAGGAGATGGAACAAACGGTACAGGGAATCGCAAGTCGATTGGTGTCGAAATTTGTTATAGCAAGTCAGGAGGGGTACGATATAAGGCAGCGGAAAAGCTTGCTATTAAGTTTGTGGCGCAGCTACTTAAAGAACGCGGCTGGGGCATTGATCGTGTCCGCAAGCATCAAGACTGGAACGGTAAGTATTGCCCGCACCGTATTTTGTCAGAGGGAAGATGGAATCAAGTTAAGGCTACCATTGAAAAAGAATTAAAGACGCTAGGTGGGAAAACAAACTCAAGCAAAGCAAGTGTAGCTAAAAAGAAAACAACAAACACAAGCAGCAAAAAAACGTCATATGCGCTACCATCCGGTATTTTTAAAGTGAAGAGCCCAATGATGAGAGGGGAAAAGGTAACACAAATTCAAAAAGCACTGGCTGCACTATACTTTTACCCGGATAAAGGAGCAAAAAACAACGGTATTGACGGCGTATATGGACCGAAAACAGCAGATGCAGTTAGACGGTTCCAGCTGATGCAGGGGCTTTCTGCTGATGGTATCTATGGATCAAAAACAAAAGCGAAACTTGAAGCTCTCTTGAAGTAAATAAATAGTCTCCTTGAGTATCTCTCTCAAGGAGATACTTATGTTTATTTTGTTATAGGATAGTTCAAAATTATTCTAATATTTGAGTAAAAAGTATTATTTTTCTAGTCTGAACTTAATGTTATCATTTACATGTAAATAATTTAAAAGAAAGGGATTGATTTCATGTTTAAGAAAATAATTTTAGCAACATCCGCATTAACTTTCTCTTTATCATTAGTTCTTCCGTTGGATGGACATGCCAAAGCTCAAGAGGTAACATTACAGGCACAGCAAGAAGTCACTTATCAAACTCCTGCTAAACTATCCGAATTACCAACTAATACAACTGAACAATCTGGTGAATTTCACACAAATGGTATTAAAAAATGGATTGCTAAAGAAGCAATGAAGGCAACAGCCAGTGCGCTTCGACATGGTGGGAGAATTGTTGGTGAGGTAGTCGATGAGTTAGGTGGATCAGCAGGAAAAACCTTCGCAAAACATACTGATGATGTAGCAGATGCTTTGGACGAGTTAGTTAAACGAGGTGACGTTGTGGAGGACGCAATTATTGACACTGTTTCCTCATATCTAATTGATGCTGGTGTAAAATCTTCTACAGCTAGAACTATTGCAAGTGTATTTACTTTCTTAGCTTTTTAATTGAGGTGATTTGAATTGGTAACAGTAGAAGAAAGGCTTGACAACCTAGAAAAAAAAGTCGAGAAGCAGGCTTTTCAACTAAGGTTAGTCCAACAATTAGCAGCTGATTATGATCGGTTTGGCTTATTTGATCAAGTTTTGGCTTATGATTTAAGTGAAAAACAGTATCAAGGATTAAGAGAGTTAACGAGCCAGTACACTGATAAACTTAAAAATGGCGAAGAGGTCTCTCTTCATAACTTTACTGAAGAATTTAAAAGAATTTTGAAAGATATTGAAAAAGAAGTAGATTTCGAAAAGTTTATTTCTCTCTGGTTAAAGGGACCAGAAGAAGGTTTTGGATTTTCTAAAGCTTTACATAACCATTTCTTTAATTAAAGATAAGGACCAGCCACATAATAAGCTGGTCTTTCTTTATTTTTCCTCAAGTTCGAACTCCTATGAACAGAATACCAGGTATCTATCATTCCAAATATATTGTTAATAGCTTGAGGGTTCATGAGTTTTTCTTTATTAATCAT